ACGTTAGATAAGTTTATTAAAAAAAATGCTGCACGTATGTTTAACACAACTACAGATGCATTACGTTTATTAGGATGTAGAAGAAAAGATTATCATGAAGGAGAAAAAAATATATGGCATGTAACATTACCAGAATTTATATCTCATGAAAGTATACAGCAGCAAGTCAAAGATAAAGTAACAGAATTGGATGAATCATATCATGACAAGTTTAGAGAAAGCAAAAAAGATATATAATAAAACCATAAAGATTTATGGACCTCCTGGTACTGGCAAGACTTATACTTTAATAGAACGTATCTTAAAAAAATATTTAGCCAAAGGAGTTTCTCCTAATGACATAGCATACATTAGTTTTACGAACAAAGCTGTAAATGAGGCTATCGAGAGAGTGATAAATACTTTTCCTAAATTTGATATTAAAGACTTTGAACGATTTAAAACGCTGCACAAATATTGTAGAAGATACTTTGAAGAGGAAGTGTTTGATCCTAAGAATTGTATGATTGACTTTGCACTACAAAATAAAATTATTAAAACTTCGGATAATCGTTTGGCTGATGATGGCTTTATCTATAAGGATTGGTCATTAGGTATTTATGATAAAGCACGAAACACGATGCAAGATCCAGTGTTAACTTACAAAAAAGAAAGTTATAAAAAAGATTCATTAGATGTATATCTTAGAAAGATCTCTACATATGAGCATTATAAAAAAGATAGCTTTATTGATTTTACAGATATGATATCCAGAGCTATTGATGAGGTAGACTTTCCTAATTTAAAATTATTAATTCTTGACGAAGCTCAAGACTTTACTCCACTACAGTGGTCATTGATATATAAGATGGCAGATAATGTAGAAAGAATATATTTAGCTGGTGATGATGATCAATCTATTTATTCTTGGAATGGAGCTGACAGTAGATACTTTACTCACTACTTTGGTGGCAGGAAAGTTATATTAAGAAAAACAAAACGCTTTGGTCAAGCCATTTATGATTTTTCACAAGTCATAAGAAAAGGTATTATTAATAGTTTAGAAAAAGAATACTATCCATCAGACAAAGATAGTTATGTAAAACGATATTTAAATTTTAGAGAGGTGCCATTAAATATAGATGGTAACTGGTACATATTAGGTAGAGTTAATTCTGTGGTAAATGAATTACGTATGATGGCAAAAGATGCTGGTTTATATTTTTCTGATAATCGTGGTAATAAATCCTTTGACAAAAAACAATGGGAAGCAATCAAGAGCTGGACTAAAATTACTAATGGTAAAAGCATCACGAAACACGAAGCAGAAACGATGATGAAATATATTAGAGAAGTGAAAGATAGTTCTTATCGTTCTGTAAAGTTTTGGGTAAGTCTACCAGATACACAGGAGTATGATTTTGATGGATTAATAGACTGGTGTGGTTTAGATTTAAATGATGATGCTTATAACAAACCTTGGTATGAAATATTGAAAAGAAATTTTCATACTCCACAAACAACGTACTTTGTTAGATTGTTACAAAGATACGGACAAAAAACATTGGATCAAGATCCACAAATAATTATTGATACCATACACTCTTGCAAAGGCGGTGAAGCAGACAATGTTTTATTAGCATCTAAATGTAATTGGGTATCATCGTTTCAAAGAAAAGATCAACACGAACAATCTGAGGAACGTAAAGTTTATTATGTCGGTGTAACGAGAGCTAAAAAAAGATTACATTTATTAGGTACAGATCACAGATATAATTATCCGATTGGAGTAGATTATTTAAATTTTATAAAGGAGAAAAAAAAATGAACTGTTGGCATTGTAATACAAAATTAATATGGGGTGGAGATCATGATGGCGATCAATGCATGGAAGAAGATATAGATTTAGTAACCAATTTAAGCTGCCCTAACTGTGAAACCTTTGTATATGTATATCATAGATTTAAACCCATTGACGATAAATATAAAAAAAAACTCTAAATGAAGGAGACTTTTATGACGATTTTAATTATGTATACTATTGTTAGTACGATTATAGGATTACAAAATGCAGGTATATTATGAGTTATAAAATAAATATATGTTTAGAATTTAGAACTAGACCAACTAAAGCTATGGTTGAAGACAAACTATTTAATTTAATTAGAGATGGCTTTGTATTAAAGACTAAGGAGGAACATGAAAGAGAAAAACAACTTGTGGAAAAAGGGCAGCAAGCATTACCACAATCTTGAGATACAACCTTCACAATTTATTAATAAAAATAAATTACAATTTGCTGAAGGAAATGTGATTAAGTATGTGTGTAGACATCCATATAAAGGGGGAGCTGAAGATATTAAGAAAGCAATACACTATTTAGAAATGATTTTAGAGAGAGATTATGAATAAAGATGATAATAAATTAGTTTATTTATTTAATAATAAAAAAAACGAAGAGAACAAAAAAGAATTAGATGAAATGCTTATTGTTAGAAAAGCAATCATAAAAGCAATGAAGAACATAGAGTCGGAGGTATCCCCACATAACATAATAAAAGTTTTAGGGTTTTACTTATGTGAGATAACTTTTAAGCATTGTCCAGACCCTTTTGTAGCTACTAATTTATTATTACAAATACTTGTAAACCAAACAGAAGCAGAGTCTTTGAAAATAATAAAGAGAGATATTTAATGCAGTTAGTATTTCCATTACAAAAAAAAACTATGTGGTCTCCACCAATAGAATACAAAGATTTATCTAGTGCAACAGAAATAGCCATAGATTTAGAAACTAGAGATGATGGAATCAACAACGGTTTAGGAGCAGGCTGGGCATTTAATAAAGGTGAGATCATCGGTATGGCAGTTGCTACACAGGGGTTTAGTGCCTATTATCCTTTCGGACATTTAGGTGGTGGTAATTTGATTAAAGAGCAAGTCTTAAAATATATGCATGATATCTGTGCCTTGCCTTGTAGAAAAATATTTCATAATGCAGCTTATGATGTTGGGTGGTTACAGTCTTATGGTATTAGAGTAAATGGTGAGATTGTAGATACAATGATTGCTGGTGCCTTGTTAGATGAGAATAGATACTCGTATTCTCTTAATGCATTAGCAAAAGAATATTTAGGTGAGATGAAAGTAGAAAAAGATTTAAAAGAAACTGCTCAATTATATGGTGTAGACCCTAAACAAGAAATGTGGAAACTGCCAAGTGAAGCTGTTGGATTGTATGCTCAAGAAGATTTTTTAGCTGGATATGAGTTTGGTGAAACACATGTTTTTGCAGTATCTAAAAATAGAAGAGAGTGGGTAAGAACACCATTAGGTGGATTCATAAATCATAGTGAAACTCCAAATTGTTACATCAATACAGAAGGAGAAGAAAGAAGATTATATTCAGTAAGGCCAATAAAAAGTGGTGAGGAAATAACAGTATATTATAGGTTCGAATCCTATGATGGAATGACAGCATAATATGAATACAGTAGATAAACAATATCAGGGGTTTCTTAGAAAACTCATAATGTATGGAACTGAAAAAGATGATAGAACTGGTACAGGTACATTATCTTATTTTGGTGATACATTTAGACACAATATGGCAGATGGATTTCCACTTCTTACAACAAAGAAGATGGCAGTAAAATCAATGGTTACAGAACTTAAATGGTTTCTCAGAGGTGATTCTCACATTGGTTACTTATTAGAAAATGGATGTAACATATGGAATGGTGATGCGTATAAGAAATATTGTAGAGTAGTTGATTGGGATTTGGATGAACGATTAACAAAAGAAGAGTTTATTGATAAAGTTAAAAACGATAAGGATTATTGGCATTATGGATTGTTAGGTCCAATCTACGGAACACAATGGAGGAAGTGGGGTAGTAAACAATATATTGACCAAATCAGAGTACTCATAGAAAATTTAAAACATCTTCCAAATAGTAGGAGACATATTGTATCAGCTTGGAATGTAGAGGATTTAGAAAAGATGACTCTACCACCTTGCCACTATTCATTTCAATGTTATGTAGCAGATGGTAAGTTATCACTAATGTGGAATCAGAGAAGTGTAGATGTATTCT